GTGTTCATTAGTTCGTCTTGAGTAGGTTCACGTTCACCGTCACCGATTTGTTTGAACACTACCTCGATGTCATCACAGACATGCCAGCAATCCATTATCATGGGTTCTAAGTCAGACATTTTAGGCATCGTCATCCTCATGTGTTATGATTGCATTATCTATTATTTCATTGATAACAAGCTCTGCATCCTTCGCTTCTACGTTAAACCACTCTCCCGACAAATGGTCAGCCTTTAGTAGCTTATGTACGCGGCGTTCTAAGGCTAGGCAGGACTTTCTAGTCAGTAAACCATAAGTGTACTGAATATGTAGTTTGTAAGGAGACCCTGTTTGAAGGTTTTTTAATCTCTTTTTAGGGTCACGCGATCTACCAATCTTTGACACGCCTTTGTTTTCAGTGGAGGTGATGATGTAGACAAACTCTGATTTTGCAACGCTTAAAATAGCTCGTTGCTGATCCCTGCTAGACCCTTGCTCAGGCCACTCTGCCGGTTTTTTTAGTTCTAGGGGAGACTGTAGGCCATCCACATCCTCAACATAATAGCATGTCTCACCCACCAACCAGTTAACAACGCTGTTCATTTTATAGTCATAAAACTTTCTACTCATCATCTGACACTACAGCATCATAGACCTGCTCACGCACATCAGTATCAGTTGCTTCACAGAACTCATATGAGTGTCCTAGCTTCTGCAACTCACAGTAAGCAAACTGCCAAGCGTTGAGTTCATCACCATCTAGTTTGATCAGACCCTGTGCTGCCTCTACAATACGACCGACCATATAGTTGCCTTCCGGAGTAAACATGCCGTAGCTGGTGACTGTCATTGGCTTTGCTCCTTGGATAATGCCATCCAAGAAACAGGAAATAGTTCATGCATCTTCAAACTGATTTGTTTGGCTACCTCTTGTGTCTCTACTTGTGTGTCAGATGCACAGCGTAGGTTACACATGTCTGCAAATGCATCTAAGCTACCTGACCAATACCATTCAGTCATCATGTTTTGGGGTAGAACCATCCTAGCTTGCTCTGGACATACCCCTGCTTTTAACAGGCCGCTGTACATCTCATGTACATGATGGGTCTGGTAGTGATCCAACTGCCTCCAGATCTTTGTCCTTAGCTTTTTGCCGGTAGTTTCACATGTGTAGTGCATGTGCTCGATCTCTTTCTTAGAAGAACCCTGCTTCTTATCTGCACTACGCTCACGCCATACGGTAGGCATATAAAACTCAGGTTCTTCATCTACATACCGGCGGCTGATCTCGTTCCATCTTAGGAATTTATGTTTAACAAGCTGACGCGCAACAAACATAGGCGCCTTGATATGGAAGCTAGCAAAGCAGTGCCCAAAGGGGCTAATATGATTATGCTCGGCTAAGTAGCCAATAAGCTTCCTGTCCTTGTGCGAAAGCGTGTACTTACCTTTAACCATATCGATACACTCGAGCTCACTCTTCTTACCAAAGCTTACTCGGGCGGCATTTACTACGGATAGGTCAGACCCCATGTGGTCAATATATGTTGCATTAATCAAAACGGGGGTTCTCCATTCTCGTCTAGTTCAACTCTCTTAAAAGAGTAATCTCTAACTACTTCCGTAGCCGGCGGGTTATTCGATGGGGCTTCTGTTACCCCTAGGCTTCTGAGCTCTTGCTCCAGCCACTGTGGGATCGATTTTTCGTAACTCATCTCTCTCTGCCTTAATTAAATCAATCAGCCGCTCAATGAAGATATGGGATGGCTTTCCAAACAATCTGGAACACTCCATTTCTAGATCTTTTCGAGCGGTATTGATGTCCATCAAGGTTCTCCTGCTATTATTTTCATAAGGGCTATGACTTTGCTCAATTCGTTAATGTCATTGACCTCAACCTGATCTACTAATTTATCGTTAGGATCCTTTAGGCTGACCGTACACTTGAATTCCGCAAGATCGGACTGTGCGAGGAACACCGTATGGTCTCCTAACTTCAGTGTTACTAGGTGAACGAATGGCGTCATTGGCCCCACGCTTGAGCTATTGCATGTTGTGCAGTTTCCCGAGACCTTTTGACATATACACTAACCATCTCACGGCTCTTATGTCCGGTCACACTCATGATCTGATCTTCCGTACATCCCGAGTCTGCTAGCTTAGTGGTTCCGGTGCGGCGGAGGTCTCCTATGCGTAACTCTTTAGGTAGGTTGGCTTTACGCATTATCGATCGAGCTATCTTAGCATAATCCCATTGAGTGTAGGGCTTACCTGTAACCTCATAGGTTAAGATAGTATCCCATGCGCGACCTTTAGAGAACTTTTCTCCTGATAATTTATTGCGCCCCTTGTTTGATATCCAAGGTTGTGACAGGCGTTTTTTAAGAACAGGCGCAAGCGGAATGAAAACTTCTGTGCCGGTCTTCTCTTGCTTAAATTCAAAGATGTTATTCTTTATATCTCCCCAGCAAAGCTTACGAACATCCCCGGGCCTCTGACACATAGTATAGCACATCAATGCTAGGGTTCCCATTGAGTGTAGCCCCATCCTATCCGCGGTAGCTATAAAGGTGTCCACTTGATCCTGTGTCCAAAGCACCTCTCGATCAGGGAGATTCTTAATCTGCGAGTGGCGCCAAGGATTACCGGATACTTTTCCTGCATTTTCAGCGACAGTCCAGATCAGCTTCATTACTTTGACAGTGTGTAGAGC